GCGTCAATAGGAAGAGACTCAAGAGTGTCCGTATCGTCCTGCGTTACAGGGGATACTGGAGTAGGATCACCATAAGCCTTCTGAAAACCCCCACAGAAAGGATGACCATAAACAGGCTTGATATTATCAGTACTGTTAGTATATGTTTCAAGACTTAAAGACTTCATCTGATTTGCAATATTTGTGGCAATATTAACTGCTACTGGAACTCCAGTAATATCAGACCTTTTATAAGCCTTGGCATATTCTTTAAACCATTCGTCGCTAGTCTTATTTGCAACAATATTAACAACAGCAGACACTCCATCAAGAGCTTCTTTAAGCTGTTCAATATTTACCGGATTACCAGTTGATCCCGACAGAATACTGGTAAAATAAGGTTGCTTTCCTTCCCAACCCTTCCTCCACCAAGTATAAGGGATTCTATAAATCTGATTGATTTTTATAGCTCGGGCATCACCACCAAAGTGATTTACAAGCTTCTTTTGAATACCATTCCAATAAGTCTTGTGAGGATTAATATTGTTTTGGTTGAGAATCCAATAGCACTGATAACCATTACGAGTATCAACAACCCAACTTGGCTTTACTGGAAAGTTATTAATCTGGTTCAAGAATTCCTTTTTCTTTTGCATGACAATACTAGGCTTAAAATAACGACCTTGATCATCTCGCCCAGCGTCCATATCAACAAAACAAGCACGAATTCTACTAATAGCATACTGCTTACGTCCACCATTAACATAGAAGTAAGCATCAGCACCTTGACTATCGTTGGCAATAGCAACAGTGGTAAGATGATCTGTATGATTCATACTACTGATCTTCTTACGAGGATCACCATTGTAGCAGAAAATCTGCTGACCACCAAAAGAATCAAAAAACTTATTTCGCAAAGTAATCTGATCTCTTGTTCCAATAGCACTATGAGTCTTATCGAACGGATTAAAAGCCAAAGTATCACTAAACATTTGTTTTCCTTTTTCCACTTCCTACCTACAATTTTGATATTGGGACAGTAAACACTACCGTCAAAAGCAATATCTTAAAAGATGGTAACGGAATCGAACCGTTATTGTACGATAGCAGAAACTATATAGGTGCTATCTTACAAGTTACCAAACACCACCTTGACTATCAAGAATCAATACTGATCATCCTCATCGTCATAATCTTCATCCTCATCCTCGTCATCATCTTCTTCGTCAAACTGATCCCAATAACTCTCGTCATAATCATTCAGATAATCTTCCTCATCGTCCTCGTAATCATCCTGACTAAAATCAGCCTTGTAAAGAGGCTTGAGCAATTCGCCCTCATACTCACCAACTACTTCGTAGCGACAAGTGCGAAGCTTTTCATAGTTGCAATCACTAGGGACACTGACAACATCCTTGGGATTAATCTTGACGATCACAATGCGGTCGCCAGCCTCAAGACTACCATAACCAGCAACATAATTCAATGCTCCAGCATGAAGCCCATTAGAACAACCACGACCACGATCATCGTCTACCTTTGCTCGTTGCATTTGGCAGACCTGACCAACCCTGTTATCAAAAACTCCCCTATACTTATCCTTAAAGTCTGAACGAACAGCCTTATAAGCGAGGAAGAAACCATCCTCAGTGATAGGCAGATGCTCATGCTCCAAGAAATCATACAGTTCCTTCTGACTCTGCATACTTGGATTTTCCATGAGATTATTCAGGAAATTAACAAGGGGCTGAAACGGCAATCCCTTGCTCATAAACTCCAGAATACGCTTACTAATACTACCATGAACTTCCTCACCCTCGTAGAGAACCTGTCCATTCTTGATCTCTACAAGACCATCACTAAAAGTAGCAACAGCCTTTTGAATATCAACAACTTCCAACAGTTCCTCTGCCGTAGCAGTAGGAAGTCTTTCCAGAATCAACTTATAGTTGATATGATCCGGCAAAACCTGATAACTCTGGTTATTAAGAACCAGCGTCAAATTACCATCCACAAACATAAACGGAACAGCCATAATCCAAACTCCTAATACTTTGTAGTTACGATACCTGTGATACTGTCATTTTACACTAATCGACAAGCTTGTCAAGGGGTCTTGAGAAATTTCTGACTACTTGATCAAACTACTCAACTGAATCTTAAATAGGTCAATATTCTCCTGACTCATCTGCTCAACCCAATCCCTGCTCTGCTTTCCATAATATGAGCGATCTTCAATAATAGGATTCTGATTAGATTTAAGGTCTACCAGATTACCAGAGACTTGATGATTTCCCATAATAACCTTGAGCATAGGATTCTTGTCTACCTCAGTTTTAATCTTTTCCCTAATCTCAGAGATTCTCCATCTCTTCAAATCTTCCGTAGAAGTTCCACGGATAATCTTTAGATAAGCATCTGACTTACTATCACCAGCATACAAGTAATTAACAATCATTTTTGTCAAGGTGTTGTAGGCCAAATTAGCATTACGAATCTCCTTGCCATCAACATTATCAATACCAACCTCTTTCATAAGCTTAGAGATATGGGAAAGATATTCTGTTTGATTAAACCTTGGAATATTAAAAGGACTCACATGAACAGTATTAGCAAAGAACTCTGTGAGCATGGTCTTATTCAAGCAATCCACAAGAGTTTTGTTATTAATAAACTTATCATAATCCAGACCAAAGATATTCAGAATATGAAACATAAACTGCTTATCTGTTGTTCCGTGTTGATAATATCTGTATCCTCCGGTACTCCTCTCCTCTTCTGCGTAATCCTTCTTGCAATATTCAACAAGCTTGTTAATAGAAGCAAGATTCTTAAAGTGTTTTTGTGCTACAACTTTGAGTTGACGCTTCAGAAAAACATTGAAGTTAATAAGATTGTAGTTATCTTTCTCAAGCTTTTTAACGAAAGCTGTTTTGATAGCATAAATCTTACTATTGCCAATCAAGTCCTTGACTATGCTCTTTAACGTATCCTCTTGAAGAGTTCTACTAATACTATTGATTTCTGGACAACCAGACTCAGGTTCAGTTCCATACCTCAACATGGGAACATAAATAATCTCATCTTGTTCCAGAAAGTTTTCTAGTTGTTCTTCTGAAAGAATTCTTAGATGCGTAGCATCATTATAAGGATTAGTAATCTGCTTACTATCCTTATCATAGCCGTGAATAAAGAATACGTCTTGGTCGCTGACACTACCGTTAGAATTTCTATTGTAAGACTTTCTTGGGCCAGAACTTTGTGTCAGATGCTTATAGTCTGAAACCTTGAGCAAATTTTCAGCCCCAACATCTTCGATCAGTTGATCAAAACCTTCATTGCTTTTTGTATGATCCTTAGTGTCGATCATCAGATAAGCAAAGCAATCGTTAGCATTGCAATATCTTGTGAGAATTTTCTTGGCACTTTCTTCACTAGCAACGTCGCACACAAAGAAAGCCATTGTACCCTTTTTCTTCTGGTTATTCCAATAATAGGAACCTTTACCAGTAAGAGTTTCGTGATGGATTCTATCTGTCAGAGCAACTTGGCGACGAGAACGATAGCCAGCAGTCTTGTAATTAAAAACGTACAGACTCTTACCGGCAGGAATTTTATATTCCAAGTCATTGCCAGAGTTGATAGGATGATCTTTACCCTTGGGATCAGTCCAAGTTGCACCAACACCCCAGCCGCCAGCCAATTCATTCATAGTATAATATGAAGTAATTGCTTCTACTTTGTTCTTGGACGCTTGAATTTTCTTGGAGAATTCTTCCTTCATCTCCATATAAATTTCTTGGGTCTTTTTACGCAGAGTCTTAATTACGTCCTTAGTATACTGCAAACCTTCACGGGAAACATCCATTTCCAGTTCACCGATACCAAAATCAAGCTCAAGATATAGGCCAGAATTAAGAATCTCTCCCACAAAGCTCTTCCAAGAATCAATATCTGCTTTCTGGAAAGCTCTATTCCACTTCTGAATATGATCGGGCATTTCTTCCTTTTCTTGACCAACAATCTGTGCGGTCTGAACAGGATAGGCAATATTACCCATGATAGCTACGATACCACTATCAATTCGATGATAATTGCTGGGGAAATAACTGTTGTCATTATTAAGACGGCAAACTCTCCAACCTTCACCACTGATAATGATATTGGTGTTGCTGTACTTATGATCTTGCAGATTATTCCCGATACCACCTTCAAGGATGGGTTTCATGCGAAAATAATGGAAGATTCTCTTAGCCTTATCAGTAAACTCTTGAAAGTCATGCTGCTTAACAGCAAAACTAATCTCAAGACCATTAGGCTCAGATGTAGTAGAAGTATTAAAAAGATTCAGAGTAGGAACACCACTCTCGTCAATCGCTGCAATGTAAGTATACTTCTTTCCGTTGAAGTATGATGCAGTAGTAAAACTCTTGGTATATGCGAAGGGACTCTTAGACCCTAGACCAAGACAACCAACAAAATCATTGCTATCATTCTTGTTGGATGCTCCGTAGGTTGTATACAAGTCCTCCATATCTTCCTGACTAAGACCAGTACCATAATCTCTCACAACAAAAGTGGGATTAGCAGCAGTGGGCAAAGTAACCTTGAAGGGATTCTTATTCCCGGCAGAGATATGACTATCATAAGCATTAGTAGAAAGCTCACGAATCGCAGCCATAACCTTATCAGAATAAAGGGAGTCTGAAAGGATTTTAAACATTTTGCTCGTCTGAGCAA